AAATAAAACATTAAAGTAAATAGGCAAATGAAATGAAAACATTTAGAAAATTCATAACTGAAGAAAAACATGGCAAACTTAATGTTAAGCCTGAGCAAAAGGTTATGAATTACCTTAAAAAATATAATATTCCTGATGATACTGGTGTAGCTAATTATGGAATAGATTTTGGTCCAAATGGTGGCAAGGTACAGTCGACTGATAGTTATGTTAAAATTCCTATAGCTAGAAAAACTCAACGGGAAGCAATTCCAGAAAAAAATCATCCTTCAGTTGATAAATTATTAGCTGATATTGAGAAGGGTGCTTTTAAACATCCTCGCTTAATTAGCTATAATGTTGGAGATACTTATCGAGCAGGCCAGACAGCTCTTGTTATATATTTTGCTAATAGAGTAGCAGTTGGAAAACCAGATGCACTTTATCACTGGACAAAGACCGCAAATGTTGATAGTATATTAAAAAATGGATTAAAACCTTCTTCAGGAGATTGGGTAATTAGTGGTTCAAAGGTTGCATATGTTGCAACGTTCCTTACTGAAAAACCAAAGCGTTTAGCCAGAGTTCGAGGATTTACGCATTTTAAAGAGCCGACATGGACATTATTAAAAGTAGATCCTGGTAATTCTAAACTTTATGTTGACGAACATAGATTTGATCCTGATCCAATTAACTGGATAATATACGATGTTATTTCAAAAGATAACATAGAAGTAATGGAAAACATTAAAGCAAATAGGCAAATAAAATGAAAACATTTAGAGAGCTATTAGAAAATAAAGAACATGAATATAACAATGAAGGTGGTATGTCTAAAGGTCAACTTAAGACCATGATTGATGCTGCTCAAGAGTTGCATGATATGTTAAGTGATAACGATAATATGCCTGAATGGGTTCAATCAAAAATTACAAAAGCTACAGATTATATTGATACAGCTCGTGACTATATGAAGAATGAAATAAAAACAGAATCAGTTAATGAAAAAAAATCTGAAACTTGGGAAGCTGGTTATAAAAGACGTGTTGTAAAAACAACAAAACCTGAACATAAAGAAAAAGGCTATAACTGGAGAATCAAAGGTAAGGAAAGACCTGAAATTTCTATTAAACTATATAAAGAAAAGCCTTCACAGGAACAATTTAATAAGGAAATGGCAAGAGTTGCTGGCCATGAGTTTGGAGGATAACAATGGATACTTTTAAACAATATATTTCTGAACGTGGGACAGATTCCAAAGGACATTTTAGAGCAACTGATAAAGGTGCTGGTATGACTCAAAAAGGAGTTGATGCTGCTAATAGAAAAAGTGGAGGTAATTTACAAACCGCTGTGACTGGTAAAGTAAAAGCTGGTAGTAAAGATGCAAAAAGACGGAAATCATTTTGTGCTCGTATGAGCGGTATGAAAGGCCCTATGAAAGACGAAAAGGGTAGACCAACACGAAAAGCAATGTCGTTAAGACGTTGGAAATGTTAATTAGAGTAGTATAGAACTGGAATACCCATATGGTCACAGACGATAGATCGGAAAAACGGTTGGATAGAATCGAAGAAAAAATCGATAAACTAACAGACGCTCTAGTAAATATAGCTAGATTCGAAGAAAAAATGGATGCTTATAATAAGTATAGAGATGACTCTTGGAATAGAATGAATAAATTTTCGGAGAAGCTTGATTGTATTGAAAGAAAAGTAAATGAGAATGCAAATACAGTTCAAGTAATTAATAAACTATTTTGGGCTGTGATAGTTGCTGCTATCGGATCTGTAGTAGCTCATTTTGGTATGATGTAAATTGTAATAAAAAAATTGTATAAATAGAACTATAATATCCAAGCTTGTATAAATGGAGACAAAAATGGAAACGAAAGACTTAAATAGCATAGGCTTGGCATATCTTGAGATGGTCGAGAAAAAAAATACTGAAGCAAAAAAGAATCATGCTAATGCGCTGCACAAGAATCAAAAAGCATTAGACGTTCATTCTGATGAAGACGAAGATCATAACGATGATCCTACTGACGGAGATGGCGATATCGATGCAGCAGATTTGAAGAAGCTTCGGCAAGATGCCGATAAAGACGATAAGAAATTTGATAAAAAGAAAAAATCATCTAAAAAAGATGACGATCAAGACAAGTTTAAAGCATATTCTGGTGATATCACAGATGGTCAACAAGGTGCTGCTATTGATGAAGATGCAAAGTATCCGCATATGATGTATGATCCTAAAACTGGTAAAGGCTATAAAGCAGAAACACCAGCTGATCACGAAAAATATGAAAAAATGGGATACACTCACGATAAACCAGAAGAGATTGATGAATCAGCAGATTTACAAGAAGGCGCAGCACGGCAAGCCGCTCTTGCAAAAGGTCTGATGGATTACTGTAAAGAAATTGGCAAAGATCATATGGATCATAAAGATTTTGCAGATCATGCAAAACATGTTAAAGCCGGTAACTGGGATAAAGCCAGAGCTCATGCTGATGATCAGGATACTGAAGTAAGAGAAAAAATTCACACTTTAGCAATTGATCATCTAGGCCAAGGCGCCGCAAGCGAACTATATGGTGGTGATCGAGTAAGCTTATCAAAAAATAAAGGAGATGGTAAATTGAACGCATCTTATAACGAATCAGTAAATGTAGACATTGATCATATGGGTGGACCTGATGCTAATGCTGAAAAGCATAACATTACTATTAAGAAAAACAAAGGTACTGATAATTCTCACGATGCTTCAGGTAACAAAAAAGATCTTCAAAAGTATTTAGCTAAGCATTATGACAGTGTAGAAGATGCTAAAGAGCTTCACCCTGAAGTATATGAATCAGTAAATGTGGACGATGTATTAGCACTTATCGATCAGGGCTATACATTAGATCAAGCTGAAGCAATGGTTGCAGAAGCTTGTGGAGGCGGCGGTGGCGGCGGCAGCCCGCAAGGTGGGCTTCACGCGTCACGGAAATATTCTGATGATAAAAAACTATTAAAAGCTTCACGTAAACAATCAAAAGCTGGAGATAATGATAGAAATATGGCAAATGATCAAAGATCAATTCCAGCAAAAGGAGCAGATACTGCACCTGTTAGACCGGGTACTAAACAGCAACAGCGCGATTTTGATAAAGCTGCAAGAATGGCTAAATCAAAAGATAAAGTGTCTGTAGCCAAAGCTCCTTGGGAATCTGTTGAGGTTGATGAAGGCTATGGTAGTATGGTATCACCAAAAGACCGAGCTCGCATAAAAGCGAGGGTTGATGCTAATATGGATAAACTTTCAGCTGGCCAAAAGAAAATAGCAAAACAAACTCCGCCAAGGCATAAAATTACGGGAGATGATTTTAAACATTTACGTAAGCATGGCCATGGCAATAGTCCACAAAAAGAATCTGTTATGGATCGTGTTAGTAATATGGTTGAAGATATTCGGGTTAATATACAAGAAGATCGGGACCAAGATCAAGAAGATCGGGACAATCGTGCCGGGCCCGGTGGAAAGTATATAAGTTATTTCGATAGCGATAACGCAGCTATTAAAAGACAATTAGAACTTGGTCCTAAAGGCCCCCATAAAAATGCTCAGAGAAAAATTGAAAAACATAACCCAGATCCGAATCATCCCGACCACAATCCAGCTATCGCTGATATGATAAGCAAAAGAAATAAACCTAATAGCGGTACTAATGTTGTACAAATGAAACGCGCCGCTAAAATCAACGCCGCTAAAATCAATGAAGTGAGCAAGGAAACTCTTAGTAGTTATGCCAAAAAAGCTATGGATGATGTAGATACACAAAGCCGCTTCGCCACCGAATATGAAAAGCGTGGAATGGCAGCTAAAAGTACTGCAGTGCAGGACAAGAATTTCAAAAAAGCAAACCGTGCGGATGATAAGCTTCGTAATCGTAAAGCTGGTATTAACACAGCTATTGATAAAATGGCTAAAGAAGGCGCGGGCGATATTAATAACCCAATGAAAGGTATGACCAGTGGAAACTGGCAAGGGAGTGGACCAGCTGAGCCAATGCGTGTAAAAACTATGTCGAAAAAAAGAGAAAAAGAACTAAGGGATGCAGGAAAACTATCTAATAGTGCAAATAATGCATCTCATTATGCCGGTGAATCTGTGCAAGAAGCTTCTAAGCCAACTGGAATTCATCATCCTATTGATCCAACACCTGGTAAAGAAGTTAACTCAAAAGATGCTGCAGGTCGTGCAGCTGATATAAGAGCTAGCCGCAACCCACTTTCTATGACTGAGAAAGAATTTGTTGAAATGCATCAAGTTCCAACGACAGTAGATCCAGCATTTGATGGTAATGTAGCAGCTAAACAAACAGCTGAAAATGCTAAAAAAGCTCCGATCAAACAGGCCAAAACACCTAATACTCCTACATCAAAAGGTGATCAAAAAATTATGCCGGATCCCACACCATATGGTGGTCCAGCCGTAAAAACAGAAAGCTATATGGATAAGTATGCTAAATACATTAGAGGAGAAATCTAATGTTTGCAAACGACGATAATGAAAAAGAATAATATAAATTAATAAAGTATAGAAACATAATGCAATTATTTGATGAAATAAATGATGACAATTTACTAATATTTGCTTCTCGACATTACTACAATCCAAAATGTATTGATGTCGAGGAGTTTTATGAAGATCTGAATAGATTTAAGTATGTAAAAAGATTAGTAAATAGATATATTGAATCTGAAAGATTAGCAGATAGATTGATACTAAACCATCTTATTATTATTTTTAATGTTTTTGGAGTTGACGCAAGCATAAAGATTTTAAAGTATAAATTAAATAATGATCATTGGAAAGTAATAAAACCATTTTTGATATTTTTAAATCATATTAAGCCAACTGATTTTGTGGATATTGAAATGGATGATAAGATTGTACAAATATTAAGAAAGATATAAAGAATGGGATTTATTAAGAAGGCCGGTGATTTAGTATATACTTTTAGATTCTTAGCTCTATTAGTAACACCATTTGAAAAAACAAAGGCCTTTGAATTAGGTCTTATTGATAAAGATGGTAAACGTACTAAAACACCTGGCGATCTGGATTATCCAGAGCAAAGAGATGCATATACACCATTTATTCGTTTAGTATTTAATATTAAGCGTTTAATGGCCAAAGCTCCAGGCGGACAATCAGTTATTGCTCGTTATGGCGCAGCTTTATATCTTATTAAAGAAAATTTAGAACTATCTGATAAGTCAATAAAACAAATCACAGAAAAATGTGGACTTGATCCACTCGATTTTTTGTCAGAACAAAGCGGTTGGTTTTTATTGGAAAGCGGTGCTTTAGCTCCGGGTTCATATCGAATTAAAAATAGTAAAGTGATTAATAGTACGTTTGAAGAAGTCGTAAGACCAAAAGATTGGATACGTGTTGGTAATGATTGCCATCCTGTAGGTGAAATGTTTGGATTAAATGTGTATGAAGCTACACATGTAAATACCAGACAAAAAGTATATATCACTATAGGGGAAATAATGTCATGATGACGCTAAAAAAATATATCAAAGAAATGGCAGCAGTGGCAGTTTCAGATTTAGATACAGAATTTTTAGCAAAGGCTCAAACATTAACATCATTTAATTTAAAAGGATCTGATTTTACTTCTTTAAAATATAAAAAAGAAATTCAACATTTATTTCATATGAAATATTTTCCGAAGTTTGATATGGATGGCACTATAAAAGGTCAACCAACTGTAGGTAAAGTTAATTCAGTTTTAAAGGAACTGAAAAGGATTGACTCAACCGCATTTGGAAAATTACATAAGTATGATATTAAAGGTGTTGGTCCTGGTGAAGCCATGTTATTCTTTATTTTAGATGATGCTCACTTAGGTGGTGGCTCTTCTGCAGGAGTTGATTTAGTAGTTGACGGTAAAAATTATGAAATTAAAGCTGGCAATTTTACTAGAGACGGATATATGGTTAACTATAAATTAGGTGCCACTATGGATATGACAAAAATAGTCGGTCCAGCCCTCGAACTTAAAAATATGGCAGACCCCAAAGGAGCTTTAGGCAAAGAAAAATCTGGTGTGAATGGAAAACAAATGGCAGCTATTAAAAGAATACCAAAGCTTGCAGCCAGATGGAAAAAAGAAGTTGAAACTCCTTATATCGATGCCGCTCATAAATATCTTTCTGCAAATCCAATTATCTTTATGGTTAATACGTCGCCCAAGAATTTGGCCGGAATGTGTCAAGCTATCAAAGTACCTAAAAAGTCTGATATTGGATTAGATATGGTAACTCAAGGAATAATCAAACCAAAGGTGAAGGTATGAAAAACAAACTAGCACAAATAAGATCTTTGAAGAATGCATTAAAAAATTATAAGCCTCTTGAAAAAGATGATAAAAAAGACGAAGTTCAAGAAGATGCCCCAGCTAATTCAATCAGTGTCGGTGGACCAGTTGCTGGCCACGATAATATTCCGCTTGGTCATGAAATGATGCGTAGAATCAAAGAAGTTCCAGTAACTGATCGTAGATATAAACTCAATAGTTCAAAAGCTAATACTTTAAAGAAAAAATATAGAGGTAAAGAACTATTGTTAACTACATTTAAGAAACACGCATACGGCAAGTAAATGCTTAAAATTTATATGATGATATTTGTAATCGGTTTAATAGGCTCTATAGGTTATGGAGCTTATGCTACATGGAATCATATGCAAGCAAAAATAGAAATATTAACAGCAAACAATGCTAAGCTTGAAGGTGCTGTACAGACTCAAAAAGATACTATTGGCGCACTTGAATCTGATATTCAAGCAGTTAACAATGAATTAAAAAGCGTTAATAAACAAATGACCCGTACACGCACGCGGAATAAAATACTTGCAAAGAAATTAGAAAGTTTAGATCTTGGTTTGCTTGGTGCTGAAAAGCCAGATGTAGTTGAAAAATTAATTAATAGGGGAACTGCCAATGCATTAAGATGTTTTGAATTAATGTCTGGCGCTCCATTAAGTGAAAAAGAAAGAGAAGCAGAAAATGGAAAAGCGTTTAATCGTGAATGCCCTTGGTTGTTTGATACTCTTGTTGACCCTGAACGGTTGCAGCAGCTTGAAGAGACTTCCCGAAACAGTAGAGATTAAAACTAAACCAGTCGAAAGACCTGAACTTGTTTTACCAGAAGCAGATCAAATTGATCAACGTGATATAACATGGGTTGCAATAACACCAAATAATCATGAAGAAGTTTTTGATGATCTAAAAAAGACAGGTGACGATCTAGTTTTATTTGGATTAACTGGAGATGATTATGGAAAATTGGGTTTGAATATATCTGATATTAGAATGTATATAGGTCAACAACAAGCAATCATACAAGCATATAAAAATTATTATATTGAAAGCGAAAAAACCATGGATAAAGCAGTTACTATAGAGGAATAACAATGGAATACTTATGGATTTATACCAGCATAGCTGGAGCACTTTTAGGCGCTGCTTGTTTAGCATATATACGAGACACGCGAATAGGTTTATGGGGATATTCAAAGTTTGATCAAATTCTTGACTGGTTGCGTGATAGATATGGATGGACATGGTTTGATCAAGATCCAGAAGCATGGAAAAAAGTAAATCCAAAAATTGCTGCTAAGATTCAAGAACTTGAAAATAGAATAAATGAGATGTCAAGAATTTCAGGTGATAATAGAAATATTAGTAGTAGAAAGAATTCTGCAGGATCAATACAGCGTAAAGACTAGTCTGATGCATAGTATACTATCCTCCCTTTTAAGAGATTACTCTCTTATTATACCATAGATATATACCTTTGTACATATAAAAATACAATATATATTACTTTTTTTTACAAAAAGGGGCATATATTGTATTTACAAAAACCTAACATTGATATATAATAGTACTAATCATAAAACAAACTTCAACTAATACTTAGTAAATATACGATTTACTGAGTATATATTTTACGCTTAAGGGAAAATCATATGCTATTTCAAGAACAAATCTCCAGAAAACCAGATTTATATCCATGGACAAAAGACTTTATTGAAGCTATTTGGAAAGGCTTTTGGACACCTGAAGAATTTAACTTTCGTTCAGATTATTCACAATTTAAATCAGATCTAAGTCCAGAAGAACGGGAGATTGTTGTTAAGACTATGTCAGCAATTGGTCAAATTGAAATTGCAGTTAAATCTTTTTGGGCTGATGTAGGTAATCACTTACCTCATCCATCAATTAAGGATTTAGGTTATGCAATGGCCAATTCAGAAGTCATTCATAATATGGCATATGAGAAAATTCTTGATGTCTTACATTTGACCCATGTGTTTGAAGAAAATTTAAATGAAAAAGTAATTAAAGGTCGTGTAGACTATTTACGTAAATATAATAATAAAGTATATGCTGATGATAAAAAGCAATATATTTATTCCATTATGTTATTTACATTGTTTGTTGAAAATGTAAGTTTATTTAGTCAATTCTATATTATCATGCATATGAATCGTAATAAAGCAGTAATGAAAGATTGTGCACAACAAGTACAATATACTCGTAATGAAGAGATGTTACATGCTCAAGTAGGCATTAAATTAATCAATACCCTGCGTGAAGAATATCCAGAATTATTTGATGCAGAACTCGAATCAAGAGTAAAAGAAGAATGCATTGATGCTCTTAAAGCTGAAAGCAAAGTGATTGATTGGATTATGGGTGATTATGAAACAAAAGGTCTATCTGCTGGTATTCTTAAATCATTTATTGCTAAAAGAATGGCAGATTCTTTAGATCAAATCGGGTTTGATAATTCAGAGATTATATATAATCAAGATGATGTTGATCAAACTTTTTGGTTTGATGAAGAATTATTGGGTGCTAACATGACAGATTTCTTTCAAAAGCGTCCAGTTGAATATGCAAAGGGTCAAGGTATTACTGCTGATGATTTATTTTAAAGGATTATATAATGGGATTTGAATGGGCAAACGATGATTCACGGCTTTTTTTAAGTCGTGGATACATCGATGGAAATATGACAGCTGAAGAGCGAGTGCGAATGATCGCTCAAGCTGCGGAAGAAATTCTTGACAAAGAAGGATTCGCTGATAAGTTTTATGATTATATGAGCAGAGGATTCTATTCTCTATCATCTCCAGTATGGTCTAACTTTGGAACTAAAAAAGGATTGCCTATTTCATGTAATGGCGTTTTTGTTGAAGACGATATGGCATCAATTTTAATGAAAAATGCTGAAGTTGGAATGCAAACAAAAATGGGTGCAGGCACATCAGGTTACTTTGGAGCTATTCGATCAAGAGGAGAACCTATTAAATCTGGTGGTGTAGCTGATGGACCTGTGCATTTTATGAATCTCACTGAGACGCAAGTAGACGTAGTTGCTCAGGGATCAGTACGCAGAGGATCTTTTGCAGCTTATTTGCCTATTGATTCTCCAGATATTATGGAGTTTCTTGAGTGTCGTGAAGAAGGCTCTTCTATTATGCATCTATCACTTGGTATTTGTATCTCTGATGAATGGATGCAATCTATGATAGATGGTGATTCAGAGAAAAGAACTGTATGGGCTCGTGTACTTCGTAAGCGTAGAGAAAGTGGTTATCCATATTTGTTCTTTAGTGATACTGTTAATAACAATAAGCCTCAAGTGTTGAAAGATCAAGATATTCCTATTTGGGCGTCTAATCTTTGTTCTGAGATTTGTTTGCCTTCAAGCGATGAATGGTCATTTGTATGCAATCTAGCTTCGATGAATTGTGCTACATTTGATGAATGGTCTGAAACTGATGCAGTAGAAACGATGATTTGGTTTCTTGATGCTGTAATGGAAGAATATATTGAAAAAACTAAAGATATTCAGTTTATGCATTCTGCTTATGATTTTGCATTACATTGGAGAGCTTTAGGACTTGGACAGTTAGGTTGGCATACATATCTTCAATCTAAGAGCGTGGCATTTGAATCATTTGAAGCTCATATGCTTACTATGAAAATTAGTAAATTTATTGACGATAAATCACTTGAAGCATCAAAAGAATTAGCTATTGAATACGGTGAGCCAAAGGGCATGTTAGGTACTGGAGAGCGTAATCTTACAAGAACTGCAGTAGCTCCTACTACATCTTCTTCGTTTATTCTTGGTCAGGTATCTCCGTCTATTGAGCCACTCGCTTCAAATTACTTTACAAAAGATTTAGCAAAGGGTAAATTTACATATCGTAATCCTCATCTTAAAGCTGTACTGCATGATCATGGCAAAAATAATGAAGAGGTATGGGTAGATATTCTTAAACACGGCGGATCTGTTCAACATCTTGATTTTTTAACTGAACACGAAAAAGATGTGTATAAGACTTTTAGTGAAATTACACCGCTTTCAATTGTTCAGCAAGCTGGCGGAAGACAAAAGTATATTGATCAATCTCAGTCGTTAAACATTCTTATTCATCCAGATATTCCAGCTAAAGACGTCAATTCATTAATTATTGAAGGCTGGAAATTAGGAGTTAAGACATTTTATTATCAAAGATCAGCAAATCCTGCACAAGAATTAGTTCGTGATATTATGAACTGTGCAAGTTGCGAAGCGTAAGGAATACTACATGGTACACTATTATATTGAATGCGATTATTGTGATGCAGAATCACAGGTATCAACAGAAGAAGATAAAGAGCCAGAATATTGTCCGTGCTGTGGACACGAAGTAAATGCCCAATTACTAGATGCAGAGGATGACGATTAATTTATATAAATAGTATTTTGTAATTAAGGAATACTATATTGTGGTTATTTGAAAATAAAGAGTTTGATCCAGCTGATTCTCGTATTGATGAATTAGCTGGATTTGTTTACTGTATAACTGACTTAACAAATAATAAAAAATATATTGGTAAAAAAACTTTATGGTCTACAAGAAGACTTAAACCTTTAAAAGGTAAAACCCGTCGAAGAATAAAAAAAGCACAATCTGATTGGATAAGTTATTATGGCTCAAATGAAGAAGTTAAGTTGCTTGTAGAAAATGATGGAGAAAATAGATTTAAAAGAGAAATACTAAAGTTATGTAAGACAAAAGGTCTTATGAGCTATTATGAGGCAAAAGAACAATTTGATCGTGAAGTCCTTTTTAATGATGAATATTACAATGAATTTATTGGATGTAAAATTCATTCAAAGCATGTGAAAGGGAAAGAATAATGTACGAATATAAATGTACTATTAATAGAGTAGTTGACGGTGATACTGTTGATGTAGACATCGATCTTGGATTTGGTATTGTATTAACAGATGAAAGAGTTCGTGTAATGGGTATTGATACGCCTGAATCTCGTACCAGCGATAAGGTTGAAAAGGTTTTTGGTAAAGCAGCTAAAGCAAGACTTCAAGAACTTCTTGGAGCTAAAGGCGTATTAAAGACTGAAATTAATAAAGATGGTGAAGATATGAAAGGTAAGTTTGGTAGAGTCCTTGGCGACTTTGTTGCGCCAGACGGACGTATGTGCACAGAGATTCTTATTGATGAAGGTCATGCTGTCCCATATCATGGTCAATCAAAAGCTGATGTCGAAGTTGGACATCTTGCTAATCGTCAAAGATTAATGCAAGAGGGCAAAGTTGACGTAAAATTAATTCAAAAATTATCTGAATAAAAGGTTTACAATTGAGTAATACTATGGTATAATGTCTATATAATGAAAGGAATCAACTATGATTTTAATTGACTTCTCAGGTATTTCAATTGCCCCTGTCGCAATGGGCTTAACAAATGCTGATGAAAATTTAATACGCCATATGATATTAAATAGTATTCGTATGTATCGTCAAAAGTTTAAAGACAAATATGGTGAAATAGTTATTGTATGCGATGCTGGTGGAAATTGGCGCAAAGATGTATATCCTGAATATAAAGGAAAGCGCAAAGAATCGCGTGAAAAATCTAAGATTGATTGGGATGAAGCTTTTCGTTGTATAAATTTAGTTCGCGAAGAATTAAAAGAACATTTTCCATATAAAGTTATTCATCAATGGGGATGTGAAGCTGATGATTCTATTGCTGAAATAGTAAAATGGACTCAAGAGTTTGGTAATCATGAAGAGGTAATGATTGTATCAGCTGATAAAGATTTTCGCCAACTACAAAAATATGGTAATGTTCGGCAATGGTCAACATCTACTAAGAAATTTGTAGATGAACCTAATCCTAGATTATACCTTGAAGAACATATTCTTACTGGATGCGGGACTGATGGTGTACCAAATGTATTATCAGACGATAAATGTTTTATTGAAGGCCGTAGACAAACACCATTATCTGCTAAGAAAAAAGCAACACTACTTGAAGATCCAAAAGCTTTAGGTGATGAAGTTTATCGTAATTATTTACGTAATAAAAAACTAATAGATTTAACAGAAAAATCAGAATGTCCTCAAAACATTAAAGAAGAGATTATAAATAAGTATGTAGAACAAGATCAATATGGAAATAAAAGTAAAGTGTTCCCATATCTTGTAGCTAAGCGTTGTAGAATGTTAGTTGAAAGTGTACAGGAGTTTATATAATAATGATAAGTGATATACTTAATGATGTAATAAAAGCTAGATCTAAAAAACAAAAGATCGAAATATTGAGAAATAATGAATCATGGGCCTTAAAAGATATTCTTAGAGGAACGTATTGTGAAACAATTCAGTTTAATTTACCTGGAGGAAGACCTCCATATAAAGAAAACCAAGGCCACAACGCGCCTTCTAATCTGCTCAAAAAACATAGAGAGTTTATAACATTTGTTAAAGGCGGTCCAGGTGACTCTATGCAAAAAATGAAAAGAGAAAAGCTCTTTATCATTTTGCTAGAATCTGTCGAGCCGCCTGATGCAGAACTAGTTATTAATATGATTAACAAAACCCCAATAAAAGGAGTTACCAAAGCAGTAGCAAAAGAAGCCTTTCCGAATTTGATACAGAAATAAATATATGATGATTGGAAAATATACTTATAATTAGATTTATAGACAGGCCTTCTTTGGAAGAGTCTGTCTTTTTTTTAGGAGAACTAAAATGGTTTTACATAACAATCAAATAGCAAAATTACAAAAAGATTCTACTGAGCTTAAAGCTTATGTAGAGGAAATAAAACAAAAGGGTGACCATTCTTTAGCTAAAAAACTAGAATCAAAAAAAGTATATTTAGATCAGAAGATATATGAATTAGAGGATATGGTAGCATAAGACCTTACTAGAAATAGTATAGAAAAGGAACAATTAGTTTTGTTCCTTTTTTTATTTGTATAAATATAGTAAAATGGATCAGCAAATTATCGAATGGGGTAGACATGAAAACTTTTAAACAGATGAACGAAGATATTCAATATCAGAAGCAGCTCAACGAAAAAGGTTTGCTTAAGAAAATTGGGCGGGTAAAAGATGCTGCACTAGCAGCACTTAAAGATGACCCTGAAAAACATGCCGCAAAAATGAAAAACGTAGCTAATAGAGTTGCTAAGCAAGATGCCGAACATGAAAAAGCAAAAGCAGCTATGCGTGATAAAAGTAAAAGCAACGCCAAAGAATTAGCAGGCTTAAAAGGTGCTGCTAAAGGATATAATATTACCAAAAAAGGTAATGCTGATAATCCAAACTCAATGCGACCT